GTTATGTTGACCGCCCTGATTCGTAATTGGCGGGAGTCGGCTGAATTTCTGATCTTGGCGCCGACGATCGAGATTGCGAACAACAGTTACTATCCAGCGCGGGACATGGTGCGGAAGGATGAAGAGTTATCAGCGCTGTTTCAGGTGCAAGACCATGTTCGCACGATCACGCATCGGCAGACCGGGGCGATGCTCAAGGTCGTTGCTGCTGACAATGAGACAGTCGGCGGCAAGAAAGCGACTGGCGTGTTGATCGATGAGGCGTGGCTATTTGGGAAGCAAGCGAACGCCGAAAACATGCTGAGGGAGGCGTGCGGTGGATTGGCTTCGCGGCCCGAGGGCTTCACGATCTTTCTCAGTACGCAATCTGATGGTCCGCCGGCAGGCGTGTTCCGGCAAAAGCTGATGTATGCCAGGTCAGTCCGTGATGGGAAGATCGAGGACAAGCGCTTTCTCCCGGTGCTCTATGAGTTTCCGGACGACATGCTGAAGGAGAAAAGTTACCTCGATCCGAAGAATTTTCACATCACGAACCCGAATATGGGGGCGTCGGTGGATAGAGAATTCATCGAACGCGAGGCGCGGAAGGCAGAACACGATGGCGACGAATCGCTTTGCGGGTTCCTATCGAAGCACTTGAATGTCGAAATCGGGATGTCACTGCGCTCGGATAATTGGGCTGGGGCTCCGTTTTGGGAGAAGCAGGGACGAGAAGGGGTTACGTTGTCGTCAATCCTCGATCGCTGCGAAGTTATCGATGTCGGAATTGATGGCGGCGGACTTGATGACTTGCTCGGGCTCGCCGTGGTTGGGCGTGATGCAGAGACCAGGGAATGGCTGACATGGGCGCACGCATGGGCGCATCCGTCAGTGCTTGAACGCAGGAAATCCGAAGCCGCTAGGTTCAGGGACTTCGAAAAAGACGGTGATCTGACGATAGTCGAATCGATCGGCGATGATGTGTTTGCGGTTGCCGCGATTGTTGCCGAGATATACAGAGCTGGTTTGCTCGATCGAATCGGTGTTGACCCCGCTGGTATTGGAGGCGTGCTTGATGCCCTAGTAGAGGCTGAGATTCCGCAGCTGGCTATGGATAGCCAGGGCAAAGAATACGACGTGATCATCGGCATTTCGCAGGGTTGGAAACTATCTGGCGCGATCAAGACAGCAGAACGAAAACTCGCTGAGGGTGTGCTGATACATTCCGGTTCTCGGCTAATGGCGTGGTGCGTTTCGAATGCGAAGATCGAGCCGAAAGGCAATGCGATGCTGATCACAAAACAAGCGAGTGGGTGGGCGAAGATTGACCCACTGATGGCGATGTTTTCTGCCGTCTCTCTGATGTCACTCAATCCCGCGTCGAGCGGTAAATCTTTTTGGGATACGCCTGATGCTGAAAAAATGGCTGCCTGATGTGCTGCTGATGGCGGGGGCTGTAGTCTTGTCCTATGGCATGTGGCTCGCCTACGCGCCGTTAGGATTCATCGTCGCCGGAGCATTGTCGATCTATGCCGGCTATGTGTTGACGAGGGCTGAGTAATGGGTTGGCTCGCCAATGCTGTGAGGCAATCGACGGTCAAGACGCTGGGATCGCAAGACATTCTGCGCGAGTTACTGAATCAACGCAGATCGTCTACAGGAAAAGTTGTCAGTACGAAGACTGCCGTTCAGGTGGCGACTGTCTTTGCCTGCATGCGCGTTATAGGCGAAGGCATTGCGCAAGTGCCGCTCAAATTGATGCGTGAAAGCAAGGACGAAAAGACGATGGAGGAGGCGGAAGATCATCCTCTGCATGACATCCTCGAAACCAGCCCAAATGAGTGGCAAACCAGCTTTGAATACCGCGAAATGCTCGCTATGCACGTCGTTTTATGCGGCAATCATTACTCATTCGTGAACCGATCGAACCGTGCCGGGATCATGGAATTGATCCCGTTTGAGCCTGGCACTGTGACTGTGAAGCGCGCCGATGACCACTCGCTGACCTATGAGGTACGCGCGAATAATGGCGAGATGCAGATTTTCCCAGCTAAGGCGATTTGGCATGTGCGTGGACCATCGTGGAATAGTTGGATGGGTTTAGAGGCCGTACAACTTGCCCGCGAGTCGATTGGCTTGTCAATGGCGATTGAAGAGCAGCAGGGAAGGATTCAGAAAAACGGTGTGCAGGCATCCGGTGTCTATTCAGTTGAGGGCACGCTGAAGGAAGACCAGTACAAGACGCTGAAGCGCTGGATTGACGAGAATCTCGGGGGTCCAGAGAACGCCGGCAAGGCAATGCTGCTCGATCGTAGTGCGAAATGGATGAATACCAGCATGACAGGAGTCGATGCGCAGACACTTGAGACACGGCGTTATCAGGTCGAGGAAATATGCCGATTCTTTCGCGTCAATCCGATCATGGTCGGGGCTGAATCCAAGAACACGACATATGCTAGTGCAGAGCAAATGTTCCTGGCGCATGTCGTGCACACGCTTTCGCCGTGGTATGTGCGGCTTGAACAATCGATCGATGCAAACCTATTGACGAAAGCAGATAGAGAAGCCGGATTGTATTCGTGTTTCGTGGACGAAGGATTGCTGCGTACATCGATGGATGTGAAAAAGGATACGCTACTCGGTTATGCGAACGGCGGACTTATGACGCCGAACGAAGCAAGGGCGAAACTCGACATGAATCCGGACAAAGATCCGGCGAGCGACAAACTTAGAATCCCGGCTAATATTGTCGGAGCCGTGCCTGATCAGAATGCGCAGTCTAAGCCTGCCGCACCAGCAGCGGCACAGGATACATCGAAGCATTTTGATGATCTGCGCGATGAATTGAAAGCGTTGGCATCGCGGCCGATAAACGTTGACGCCAGGACGACAGTCAATCAGGTGCCGGCTGGTGCTGTCACTGTGAACGTGCCAGAACAGAAAGCCGGCGACATCAAGGTGGACGTGGCGGCGCCAATCGTAAACATGGCACCGACTACAGTAAACGTGCCGGCACCTGAAGCTGCTGTGGTGACTGTAAACGTGCCTGAGCAAAAAGTGCCTAACATCAAGGTTGACGTGGCTGCTCCAATCGTCAACGTGGCGCCAGCAGAAGTCAAGGTGAACATCGAGGCCGATACGAGCGATAAGGATACTACCTACAAACGCGATCCTAAGACTAATGAAATCATGGGCAGCACAACGAAGAGCACGAAGAGGAAAACATGAGTAAGAGCGATACCTATGAAAATGATCTGATGTTGCTCGTATTCAACAATATTGCTATTGCAAACATCGGCGATGCCGCAGGATTGCGAGCAACCACTACTCCGGGTTCGCTATGGTGGTCGCTTCATACGGCCGACCCCGGCGAGACTGGAACCGCGGTCACGAACGAGACTGCTTATACCGGATATGCGCGTGTCGCTGCTGCTCGAGCTTCTGGTGCTGGAGGTTTCACCGTCACCGGAAATAGCGTGAGTCCTCCAGCGAATATCGACTTCGGTATTTGCACCGCGTCACCTGGAACGCCGATAACGCACTTTGGCATTGTTAATACGTCGAGCGGTGCCGGCAAGCTGCTTTATTCCGGTACTGTCACGCCGAACATCACAATGGCCGTAAACGTGATCCCGCGACTCACGACTGCCAGTACGATCACCGAGGATTGATCTTTGTCCGACGCGCACAAGAACTTCGCCTATTCGACGGTAGCCACGGCGCCGTCGCCGGCAACTACAGGCACGAGCCTTATGCTGGCGGCTGGAGGCGGTGCGCTGATGCCTGCCGTTCCGTTCAATGCGTCGGTGTGGCCTGCGGGTGCGCAGCCGCTGGTGTCAAATTCTGAGATTGTTCGCGTAATTGCAATTAGCACGGATACGCTGACTATTGTGCGACAACGCGAGGGAACTTCTGCGCGGGCGATCACTGTGGGCGATCAATTCGCCGCATCGGTTACACAGAAGACGCTGAATGATAACGAGGGCAAGCGCGTTATCTCCGATGACACCGTGGTGAAGGGAGGCTATGGGCAATCAGTCATCGGTGAACTTGAGATCGCCAGTGGCGCGGTGCTCGAACTCGAAGCGGACAGCGTGTTGGAGGTTACATGAGTCGCTTGAGACTTAACGAGGTTGCAGTACCTGCAATTCCCGCCGCCGGAAAAGCAGAAATCTTCATCGATGTTGCCGATGAAAAAGTCAAGGTTATTGACGATCAGGGATTCAGCGCAATCCTATCACCCGATGGTTTGCGCGACAAGAATCGGATAACCAACGGCGATTTCGCCTACGCGCGTCGGCAGGTACCGACGGCGCTAACGTCAAGCACCGCGCTTGCTGGAGGAAGGCAATTTGCCTTTGACAACTGGTTCCAATCGAATACCGGCGGGACGGCGATTGTCCAGACACAGCAGATTGACAATACCGGCGGAGCAGAAGCCGGGCTTGCAGCGCGGCAATATGCGAAATTCAAGGTCATCACCGCCGTCGCGAAACTCGTCATTGGCCAAGCTATAGAGGCGAACAATTGCGCGCACCTAAATGGAACCAAGGTGAGGGTGCAGATGAAATTGAAATATAGCATCGCCGCGTCGATGACCGTGCGGCTCGGATTGGCTTATGTGACCGGCGCTGGTACGGTTGACAACATTGGCGTGCGAACGGCGGCCGGCTTCATCTCGACTATTGGCGGTACTGGCGTTGATCCGGTGCTTACGGCTGCGAACAACATGGCATACATCGCGCCGAATCTCTGCGAGACAAGTGGCGCAGGATCGGTTGCAATCGTCGGGAGCGCTGTGGATTGTGTGCTCACCGCTAACTGGGCGCGATACTCGGCGACTTTCACAGTGCCAGCCGCCGCCAAGAATTTGGTTCCGATGGTATGGACGAACGCCGCGCTTGCGACTGGCGATGAATTAAACCTGTCGGAATGTGGATTATATGCTGGTGAGGAGGTTCGCGACTGGCATCCGATGAATGAGGCAACAGATGTGTTGTCCGTTTCCAGAACCTATGCAAAGAGTTTTCCGCTGCTTATTGCCCCAGCGCAGAACGCTGGATTACTCGGCGCGCTGAACGGGATTTGCTCGCTGGCCGGCGCTGTGGCGCTGGCGGGGCGCGTATGGTGGAATCTGCCGACGCAATTGCGCCGCACGCCGGTTGCCGGTGATGTAACGCTCTACAACCCGAGCGCGGCGAATGCATTGATGAGGCATCCCTATATTGGCACGCCGATTGATATGGGAGCGACGGCTCTGACGGCGAACTTGACGAGCGATAATATCGAAATCGCAGCGACGGGCGTCGCTACGACTCTTGTTGGCAGCGTATGTGCGATTCACGCTGCGATAGACGTAGACATATAACCAAAGGAGCATTGTCATGACGCAGCGAGCAATTGCAGTTCGTTATTCCGGAGAGCGGGTGAACGAAGCTAACAAGATTGAATTTTTCGCGTCGGTTGTTTATCTCGACACGGCCGATGCAACAGTCACGGCAATCTATGCGCCGCAGATCTTGCTCGATCCGGCCACGCCAGCGACTTGGGGCGCTGACATCAAGGCGGCGATAGCCGCTCAGGGCGTAGCGGCGGGATTCTCGACTCTTGTTGCGGCGAACTGCATCACACCGACATACGCGTAAGAAATGCCGGGATCGCTTTACCCAGCGCAGGGCTATCCGGGGCAAGATTCGCTCGTCATTGCTGGCGGCGCAACAGTTATTTCAGGCGTCGCCGCCGCATCCGGAATTGCTACTGTCTCGGGCGATGCTGATGCGATCTGGGCATCGGTTTCGGCGAGTGCTGGCCTAGGCACGCCGCAGGCAGTCGGTGACGCGGTAGCGGCCGAAGTCGCGGCCAGCGCGGGCCTTGCCAGTGCGCAAAGCACTGGCGATGCGGTCTGGGCGGTGGTTGGTGGGTCCGCTGGCATTGCCATCGCCCAGGCGGTAGGAGCGGACGCCGCAGCTCCCGTGGAAGCTATAGGAAGCGCGGGTGGCGCAGCTACAGCGCAAGCCATCGGCGATGCCCTGTGGGTCGCCGCAACGAGCGCTGCGGGAACAGCAACGGCCCAGGCGGATGGCGATGCGCTTACTGTAAGCATTGGGGTGAGCGCTGGAATCTCGACGGCAAATGCCGTTGGCGAGGACGGCGGCGCAATCACCACGATTTCCGCCGCAGGCAGTTCAGACGGCATTTCTACCGTTCAAGCTGTCGGCGAAAATGCAGCCCCTTCGACATCGCATGCGGCTACGTTCTGGAGGATGCATGGTCCAGGACCGAGCCCGAGACGCCGCGTAATTAAAGAGGCGATGGCGACAGCATCCGGAACATCAACGGCGCATGCTATTGGAAAGGTAGTAACTGTATCGCACATCCGAAATCGCGCCGTGCGTGAAGTAGAAATGCTCATCATCGAAGACCTGGAACAACTTGCAGCCTAAAGGAGTTATGCAATGAACCCACTGAAGACAATTTCCAAAACCGACAAAGAGCTTCGTGTGGGCAACTACATGGTGCTTTTCGGAGGCAAAGACTTGGCTGGCGAATTCTTCACCAAGAATACGCACTTCGAATCCAACTACACCGACCTCGGGATTCTCTATGAGGATTTCGAGCATGGTATGGATTCTGACGGTGTAGGCAACGACGAGAACAATGTTCTCGGAATCGCAGACTGGAAATCCGCGAAGATCGACGATAACGGAATTTTTGTCGAACGCGTGCTCAACAGGCGTGCCGACTACATGCAGTATCT